GTTCTCTCGCTCTATGGCCGGATTTTGAGTTTCTAACTCATTAAAAACCAATAAAATAGAGCAATCTCTTTGATTTTCAATGAATTATATGAATTTTCTCTGTTTTCCAGGAAATCTGCTAAAATCTTGCCTATAAATACTTTACAATGACATTTATAAAAGACACATATTACAAGAAGCTCATCCAATCTACTAGATGGACAAAGTTGCGTAATAGTTACCTCCAGCAACATCCAGTCTGCGAGAATTGTCATGAACGATTGAGTACAGAAGTACATCATATTGAACCATTGATGAAGTTCCGCAATGATCTTCAAGCAATGGAGAATATGTGCTTCAATACAGACAATCTAATGTCTGTGTGTCACAAATGCCATATCGATTTGCACAGAGAACTTGGCAAGTATCATCACCGTAAGCAAGATGTGGCCAATCTCACAGAAGAACGTGTGAATAGGTTCAAAGAGAATTACTTTTAAAAATAACGATTTATATAATGGGTAAAATAGCAAATGATAGAGAAGATTTGTCTAAACTACTTAATGGCGTCCAGAAGTCGACCATATCAATAGATGAAACAATACCTGAGATTAAACCACTCAAGAAGACAAAGAAGAAAAGTCCTGCTTGTGTAGAATACTGTGGAGTTGAGATTCCTTTAGAGATTCACAAGATCTGTATGGAGATAGAAGAAGCTCTTAAAAGCCAAGGCAAATATACCAAGCCATTGGATTTTCAGATAATGAACACTGCAGTACAGATATACTTATATGCAAGGCTTGTCCGTAACCTTGTAGAAGACAATTCATATGTTCATACAAGAGAACTTACAACATCATCTGAGAGTCTTAGAAGAGCATTGCAGTATGTTGGATTGACTATAGATGCAAAGAAAGGTGCTCTTAATGCAGAAGATTCTGCAGAGAACAATCCATTAGTGAACTTTTTGGACAATATGAATGCAGAATCTGGTTCTGAACAAAAAATTATAAAGAAAAAGAAACCGAATAAATAGATTGAAATTCAATCTATATCATATGAAAATAATAAACTCTTCTACCGATCTTAATATTGCTGTCAAGTTTTTCGATTCAGATGGAAAAGTGATTAGCTTAAATACGATTGCATATGTATTGATCAAGTTCTTCACATATGATGAAAGTCATGCATGCACATATCACAAGTCAGACATTTCTGATGATGGTATATTGAGAGTATATGCTGCAGATCTTGCACAACTTAGCAATGGAGTTTTGTATTACAGATACTACTTGTCTTTCATTGACTCAAACTATCAAGATGACAACACATATGACATCTCAGATATCGTACAGACAAGCTTCTATCTAAAGAATACTCCAGAATGCAAAAGACCTACAACTGCATCTTGCATGTCTGAACTTTACAATGACACAGACTTCGTTACCAAGCTTTGGGTAATCAAGCACATGAACACTACAGAACAAGCATATGCTACAGATGCAAGTCTTCAAGCTCTTGCTACTTCAATGTCAGAAGCTCTTAATGAAAAAGCAGATTCTGATGATGTTTATACTAAGCTCCAAGCGGATAGATTGTTCATTACAGAGGAAGATCTTCCTGCTGCAATATCTGCTGTATTGGAAGACATGGAACTTCCACAAGGACTCCAAGGAACACAGGGAGAAATGGGTACTCAGGGTTATATAGGTACTCAAGGTGAAATGGGTACTAAGGGATATGTTGGTGCACAGGGAGAACAAGGTCCTCAAGGTGAAATTGGTACTCAAGGATACATTGGTACACAGGGTGAAATTGGAACACAAGGCCTTGAAGGTCCTCAAGGTCATATAGGAACTCAAGGTGAATCAGGTGCACAAGGAGAACAAGGAACTCAAGGTGAAATGGGTACTCAGGGTGAGCAAGGAACTCAAGGCGAAGCCGGCACTCAGGGTGAAATTGGAACACAAGGCCTCGAAGGAGCACAAGGATACATTGGTACACAGGGCGAACAAGGCACACAAGGAGAAGTCGGAACTCAAGGAGAACAAGGAACACAGGGTGAAGCAGGTACACAAGGAGAAATGGGAACTCAAGGTTTAATGGGTACTCAAGGAGAACAAGGAGCACAGGGAGAACCTGGTCCTGCTGCAGACTTATCTGGTTATCAAGTTAAATCAAATCTTGTCACTGCAATAGATGCTTCTTCAACCAATGACCAATATCCAAGCGCAAAATGCATGTATGACATTATTGGTGAAATCAATAATCGCCTTAACAACATCTAAAATTAACATAATCGAATAGTTATGAATATTACTGAGAACTTAGATAGAATAGAAGCTGCTGTAAACTCGTTAAAAACAGATGTTGCTCGTTTGGATGGTGGTAATGTTTCCAATATTGATGAAGCAGTAGCATTCGTTGGTACTCTCCAATCAGAAGCGGTTGCTGCTCCTACATTCGTTGAATATGATGGTTCTACTGAGAGTGCGATTTGGTTATATGAGTACAGGCCAATAGTTACTATGCAGTTTATAGATATTGTTGAAGGAACATTAGGAATTGGTATTGGTTATAGTGGGGTTGGTCCATGGCCAATATTAACGATTGAAGATGGTCATTTAAATTATTACTTATATCATTATAGTAGTCTTAATGATCCTATTATTCTTACAGATCCAGAATTGTTAGACAATGAACAACATGTGTGGGAATTTGGATTGAATTATCTTTCTAAAGATGGGGTTGTTGTTGCTTCAACATCAGAGAGTGGTTATCAGACTGCTTCATTCATATTATTCCGCAGTGGAGAAACATTCAGTTCTCCTTGGTCTGGTAAAGCAAGAATATTTAGTGTTGCTTTTAATCCAAGTAATAGACGTATAGAGTATTTACCAAAATCATTTGATTCATCATCTAAAGCTCGTTTAATTAATATGTCTTATTATAATGGTTGGAACAATCCTAATCTGATGAATTCAATTTATTATGTTACTTATGATGCCAGAGATAGTTCCACAAGTGGTCCTGCAGAATATTCAAGTTATAGAAATGAATTCGCTACTGCAGATTTATACATTGATGCATCAACAAGTCAACAAGTATTTGATGCTTCAAATGATGGTTATTATGCTTATTCTTCTGTAACTGCTCGTCCTGTTGATGCAAGCATAGATCCAAACATTCAAGCAGGAAACATCAAATCTGGTGTAACTATTCTTGGTGTACAAGGAAGTTATGAAGGAAGTGGTGGAACTGGTGATTTACAAGAAAAGAATATTAGTATTGATTTAGATACAGTAGATAGTTCTATCAATCCAGACTCTGGATATGATGGATTGTCAAAAGTAGTTATTGACTCATCTACATTGAATTCACAAAGAACTGAAATTTACAATAGATTGCTTGGTATATCTGGAAGCACAATAATCAATTATGTGTTGAATGAAACACAAGCACAAACAATTCTAACAGAGTTAGAAGGAATATAAAAATAAACTTATTAAATATATGCCAAACAACTATTACAATGATATAATGGCGGCAACTTCTACAATAGAGCAAGCAAAATCTTCTATTGCTTCTGCAATTGCTGCAAAAGGGGTTACAGTACCTCAAGATGCTTCATTAGGAGCATATCCTGCATTGATTTCTAATATATCTTCAGGAATTACTCCTACTGGTACATTTAATATAAATTCAAATGGAATATATGATGTCAGCATCTATGCAGATGTTTCAATCAATGTTCCTACAGGTGGTGGAGACTCTTCAACAAGATATGGAATCAAATGTTCTGAAATGTTCGTTGGCGGAAATAATGCTGGATTGTTTAATACAGGTTATATTCCAACAAAGGATACAATCGTTAGACTAGTTGGAAATTTCGTTGAAGATGGACTGGTGACTCACGGATCATATGATCCAAATGATGAAGGAAATGTATTTAGATTGTTTGCAGTTCCTGCTGCTGAAGAAGGTGAACCCGTTCATGTTATTTATGATAGAGATGCTCCTGGTAATAATAGACTTTGGATTCCTATGGATGGTTATGACAATGATACCTACCACGAATGGGAATTTGGAAACTTCTATGTAAAAATTGATGGTGAAATAGTTGAACAAGGAAGTGATCTTGATTCAAATTGGTCAACAACTTGTCCTATAAGCATATTTGGTGGTCTTGATAACTCAAATCCAAGAGGTGTTGGTGGATATGCTGGTGATGGTGCTGCTTGTGCAATATTTGAGATTTATGAACCGGGTGAAGGAGAAGATCCTGATTTAGTGAGAAGATATCTTCCTGCTAAAGATGCTTCTGGCAATCTTTGTTGGTATGAAGAATTCTCAGAAACATTTTTATATGCAACAGGAACATTTGATGGAGCTGCTTATGAGAATGAAGATCCTTACATCTATAACATAAATAACAACTCATAATAAATTATTATAACACAAATATTTAAGAGGAGAATAAAATCGTTCTCCTCTTTTTGTTTTAATAGTATACTCGTTTACCATTTACAAGTTTCCAATGTTTGCCTTTTAATGACTTACTAATTTTTTGTTTTGTGTCTTTTGAATGATGTTTGTCATAAAATGGATTATTGCTACAAGACATTGCTTTACTTATTTTATATTTTGTTTCCTCTGTAAGATGGTTTCCTTTGTGAGATTCACTAAGTTTATTTCTAATTTCAGAAGAACACATTGTCTTTTTTGTTGCTTCCCTGATTTTTCTTTTATGCTCTTCTGAGAGATGTTTTCCTTTAAACCAACCAATCTGTCCTTTATGTGACTCACTCAATTTTTGTCTTGTTCCTTTTGTAGAATGACTTCCTTTATTCCATCCGCCACAACCCTCGCCACCTTGTATCATGTTTGTACACAATGGATCTGAAACATACAAATTTCCAATTATTTCTTTTTCTTTAAGAGCTAATTCTTCTTTAGAAGAGCAATAACAAAGTATTTCTTTTGTATATGTTTTCTGTACTATTTTTCCATATTTTTCAAAATAACTTCTACAAAATAAGCCAGAACCAGTATAAGAATCTTTATGCTTAGTATTGTGAACATGCTTACCAATATAATACCTTCCTTTAGGTTCTCCACAAAGAAAATTGATTTTATAAATGTAATATATCATAATTAATAATTTTTCTGTCCAGTACGAATATAATCTGAAATTCTCAACCCTTAAAATTTAATTTATATAATTATGACTCTTTCATTTATAAAATTCGTTTATAAATAAACAAAGAAATATTAATATAAATGTATACGATCTTGATACCTTTAAATGGGCCTAAATCACAAATTAATGCAAGTACAAATGTTATAATAGATGGATCAACTTCTATTGATTTTAGTGATGCTACTGCTACTGCTTCTGATATTCTTGCTGGCAAAACTGCGTATACAGCAGATGGTAAAAAGACTGAAGGGACTTACTCAGTTGGAACAAAAGAAGTTATAGTAAATCGTAATGGAAAGAAAATAATTTCTCCAGATCCAGGAGATGATGCAATGAGTTCTGTTGTTCTTGAAACTCGTGTAGATCTTAATTTACAAGAAGATACTTCTGTAAATATCACTGAAAATGGTGTTTATATAATTGAGCCAGATGAGCCATATACTGCTCTTGGATCTGTACATATTAATACTAATGTTCAGACAGGACTTGATGCAAGCAATTTCTACACTAAAGATGAAGTAGATGAAATGTTTGATCAAATAGAATTGACTCCCGGACCACAAGGTGAAATGGGTACTCAGGGTACTCAAGGAACACAAGGTACACAGGGAACTCAAGGTACTCAAGGCATTCAGGGAATCCAAGGTGAACAAGGAATCCAAGGTACTCAGGGTATCCAAGGAGTTCAGGGTGAGCAAGGAATTCAAGGTCCACAAGGAGAACAGGGAATTCAAGGAACTCAAGGAGAACAAGGTATCCAAGGTACACAGGGAGAACAAGGTATCCAAGGCACACAAGGAATACAGGGAACACAAGGAGAACAAGGTATCCAAGGAACTCAAGGAATCCAAGGAGCACAAGGTGAAGTTGGTCCGCAAGGAGCAGCATTCACATACAATGATTTTACTCCAGAACAATTAGCGGCTCTTACTGGTCCTCAAGGTCCTCAAGGTGAAGTTGGTCCACAAGGTCATGGAATTGAATACAGTGATCTTACTCCAGAAGAAATTGCTAGCATTAGTGGTCCACAAGGTCCTGAAGGTCCTCAAGGAGTTCAAGGAACACAAGGAATTCAAGGAACACAAGGAGAACAAGGTATCCAAGGTACTCAAGGAGAACAAGGAATCCAAGGTACTCAGGGTATCCAAGGAACACAAGGAATCCAAGGTACTCAAGGTGAAAGAGGTCCACAAGGTGAACAAGGTCCAAAAGGTGAAGGCTTGAATTATCATGATATGACTCCAGAGGAAATTGCTTCAATCACTGGTTCTCAAGGTACTCAAGGAACTCAAGGTACACAGGGAACTCAGGGAATCCAAGGTACTCAAGGAGAACAAGGAATCCAAGGCACACAAGGTGAGCAAGGTATACAAGGAACTCAAGGTATCCAAGGTACACAAGGTGAACAAGGAATCCAAGGTACACAGGGAGAACAAGGTATACAAGGAACTCAAGGTGAGCAGGGAATTCAAGGTACTCAGGGAATCCAAGGTACTCAAGGAGAACAAGGAGTCCAAGGTACACAAGGTGAACAAGGAACTCAGGGTACTCAAGGAATCCAAGGTACTGCTGGTGAGCAAGGTATTCAAGGTACTAAAGGAGATACAGGAACTCAAGGAACACAAGGTATCCAAGGTACAATGGGAATCCAAGGAACTCAAGGTATTCAAGGAACTCAAGGAGAGCAAGGAATCCAAGGAACACAGGGAGAACAAGGAAAGCAGGGAACACGCGGTACTTATGGAACTCAAGGTACTGCCGGTGAGCAAGGAACTCAAGGAACACAAGGTGTCCAAGGTACAATGGGTGTTCAAGGCACACAAGGAACACAAGGAATACAAGGTGAACAAGGTCCTCGTGGATATCGTGGTGAACCTTTCAAATATGATGACTTCACTCCTACTCAATTGCTTGGCCTGACTGGTCCACAGGGAACTCAAGGTACTCAAGGAACACAGGGTACTCGTGGTACTCAAGGTACTCAAGGAACACATGGAATTATCGGAACAATGGGTGTACAAGGAACACGAGGAATCCAAGGTACTCAAGGAATCCAAGGCAATCCTTTCACATATTCTGATTTTACTCCACAACAATTAGCAGCATTGACTGGTCCACAAGGTTCAACAGGTCCTCAAGGAGAACAAGGTCCTCAAGGAGAACCTGGTGTTCCTGAAAATGAATGGTTCGGAACACTGATGGAATACGAAGCATTACAATCTTATGATTCTTCAACTAAATATTACATCTATCTATAATGAAAATAGGAACTAATGAAGTAATACAAGTAATGGCCAGAAATACTGAGATTGGTAGAATTTATCAAGGTACTGATCTTGTGTATTATAAACATATTCCAGATAGTTCATTTGGATGGATTTCAAGTTATGTTCCTAGAAATACATCTGGAAATCCATATGCAACATATTGTGTTATGTGGACAAAGAATCCTATTAACAATTATGATGTACAGACTTATATTGGTTATTCAAAAATATATGAAGTAAGATATAAATTTCGTCCGCTTGAAGACTCAGAATATATTGGTGAATACACTCCTGAAAAGGTTTGTGTAATATTTGGTCCAACTTCTCTTCGTGGTAATGGTACAAGCTATAATTTAACTTTATCAACTTATTATGATGTAAGTACTGGTTCTGGATATGTTAGATTTGATGCAGGATTAATAAATTACACTTATGTTTATGTTACTACTGATTATTGTCCAAATATTAATGTTCAACATGTGTGTAAAGCATATGTCACAGTAACTCAGGACTCAAGCAATTATATAGTTACTCCTTATTTAGTAGTAGATGGTGTTACTTATTCAAATTCTTATACTTTTGATCTATCTACAGATTTATCACAATTCTTTGATGAAAATACGAGTTATTTACAATTATTTAGAGGATACGTTCAATACAATCCGACCTATTTGATTGATCATAAGGATTTTGATACAAGAGTAGATGTGTGTTATCTTAAAGTATATGATTCAAACAAAAAATTAGAGCATTCGTATACTCCAGTACTTTATTCAGTACAAAATCCATCATCTAATGATTATGGAAGAAGTGGACCTGCTTATTATGATAGTATTTCTGGAACATTTTCTTGTCCATATGGATGGATTGCAGAACCTCCACAATATTTGATTGTGTCTGATAGTGACTCAGATATTCAACTTAAATATATTGCTAATGGACCAGATAGTGATTCTTCAGTAAAAAATGTTTGGTTTGATACAGGAGTTCCTATTGTAAATACATCTAATTTAAAAGTAGAAATAAAAACTGCTGCATATAGAAATAATCAAGCTTGGCCAATAGGCGGTATTAATAATGCATCATGGGCGGGATTTTGTGTTTATGCTCCTTATCAAGGTGGTGGATTTGGAATGTATTCCATTAGAATTAATAATCGTTCAGTAGGAGTAGGAAATACAAATTTTACATCAAATCAAGCACATGTTATTACTGCTTATTTGGATACTTCAGATGTTAATCCATCAAATAGTTCACAATATCGTCCTGTAATGATATTTGATGGTACAGAGTATCGTTCTACAGAATATGGTGGAAAACCAAATCAAGGAATGAATTTATTTTTGTTCACAAGAAATCTTCAATCAGGTCAGACTATATCTGGCTCACCATCAGGATTGAAAATATATTATGTTAAAATATGGGACAATGGTACTCTTATTCGCCATTATAAACCAGTTTTACATATGAGTGGATATCAATATATTCCTTGTTTTAAAGACCAAGTTAGTGGAGATTATAATTACAATTTAGGAACAGATAGTATTACTTATGCTTTAAATGATTAACAAATAAAGGGAACTCAACCAGTTCCCTTTTTGCTTTATAAATAGAATATAAATGAGCAAATATATATTCTATGAATAAAGCACAAGTACTTGAAAAGTTACCTGATTATCTCAATTCTTTCAAAGAAGACAAAGATTTCTACCAAGGAATAGATGAACGTCTTTTCTTCTACATGGATAATGTTCTATCTAATCCAGACAAGCATAATGCATATGAGATACTTGCTGTATTCCGCTTCATGAATCTTACTGACAAATATGATTTCAATATATTGAAATTCAACAAGTTTGTCAGATTCTATGAATCTCTTGCATTTCCTAGTGAGATTGGTCTTCAATGCTTCAAGCTTACTCCTGTACAGATATTCCAATTTGCTAACATATATGGTCTTTACAAAGAAGATGGATACAGGCTTTGTAATGATGCTCTTCTGTATGTTCCTCGTAAGTTTTCTAAGACAACTTCTGTAGCAGCATGTGCTATCTATGACTTAATGTTTGGACCAAATGATGCTCAAGCTTATGTTGCTTCTAACTCATTCAACCAAGCAAGAATTTGTTTTGAGATAATCAGCAACTCATTGAAGCCTTTAGATCCTTCAATGAAGTACTTTAAACGAACAAAGGAGAAGATTTATTCTAAGATTCCCGGAAGGACTTCATTCATTCAATGCTTGTCTGCATCTCCAGACAGGTTAGATGGACTTGCAGCATCTACTATAATTCTCGATGAATATGCTGCTGCTCCAAATGCTGCTCTTAAGAATGTCTTAACATCATCACAAGGTATCCGAAAAGAACCACTTATCATTACGATCACTACTGCTTCGAGTAATCTCGACGGTCCTTTTAACACAATTGATCTTCCTAACTACAAGAAGATTCTTGAAGGAACAATTGAAGATGACACTGTGTTCGCCAGCATATTTGAACCAGATGAAGGAGATGATTATTCTTCTACTGAAACATGGAATAAAGTACAACCACATCTCGGCGTGACCGTAACCATGGATTTCTACCAGAGATCATGGACAAAAGCATTGAGATCTGCTGAAGACAATATTGAGTTTAAGACAAAGCTTCTTAATGTTTTCGTTCCTCCAGCAAAGTTGAATTGGATATCATCTAAGATAATTGAGAAGCAGACTGTAAAGCTTAATCTTACTGAATTCACTGCTCATCCTATATGCATGGTCGGTGTAGACCTTAGTGTGCTTGATGACATGAGTGCAGTGACTTATGGAATGTATGATTCGATCAACAAGAAATTCTATTTCAAGAATGAGTATTACATTCCCAAAAACACGATAGAGAATCATCCAAATAGTGAATTATATCGTCGTTGGGTTGAAAATGGTTGGTTGCATATCTGTGGAGAAGAAGTAATCGATTACCAGCAGATAGCACAAGACATCATAGACAATTCTCATTATGTGAACATATTGTCTATCAATTATGACCAGTACCGTAATAGAGAATTCGTGAATTATCTTAAAGCACAAGGAATCAAATGTTTGAAACCTTACAAGCAGACTTATGCTCAATTCACATCTCCTGTAGAAGCATTCGAACAATCTCTTTATGAAGATAGAATCTACCTTGATGAGAATCCAATCATTGCTTGGAACATCAACAATGCAGTGTTGGATGAAGATTCTATGAAGAACCGTAAACCAATCAAAGTTTCACATAACAGGAAAATTGATGGTCTTGTGACAATACTAATGAGTCTTGGAGCCTTTATGAGTTGGAAGCGATGATAAATAGAATAGAAAATAATTTTTTATTCTATCATGGGAATATTCTCTAACATTTTTAGATCCAATAAGGTACATAAGAGAGAAGCAACAAATAAAGTAGATGAGAAAGTTTCTGTACGAGTAATTGGCAGCAAGGCATTTAGTGCAATCAATTCTCCGGCAGAAGCAATGAAGTCATCAATAGTATACCGTGGTATTTCTATCCTTTCAGATGCTGTAGCAAGCATTCCGCTATCAATATACCACAAGAACAAAGATGGTCATTTCACAGAGGATTTAAACCATAGTCTTTACAGGATTTTCAGGATTTCTCCTTCAGCAAGACAAACTTCATATGAGTTTCTTGAGAACATCATAGTTCATATGATTGTTTACGGAAATGCTTATATCCTGATCAAGAAAGATGCAGACTATGAAGTCAAAGAATTGGTTCTTCTTTATCCTAACACTGTTTCTTATGATGAACTGAAAAACACATATACAGTTTCAGATCACTACAACAATGTTTTAGGTGAATTCAAATCTGACAAGATAATCCACATTCGCCACAAATCTCTTGGAACATATGTTGGCCAGTCTGTATTCACATATGCTGGAAGAACAATTGCTCTTGCAAATTCTACAGACAAAGAAGCATTGTCAACTCTTGAAAAGGGTGGCAAGTTTAAAGGAATTATAAGTTCAGAATCTTCACTTGTTGGATTCTCTGCTGCTACGGACCAACAGGTAGACACTGTTCGTGACAATCTCCAAGCACAGATAGATTCTGGCAATGACATTCTTACTCTCCAATCTGGTACAGAATGGCATCCAATCTCACAATCAATGAGAGATCTCCAACTTGTCGACTTGCATAACACTACATTGTCTGACTTAGCAAGATACTTTGGAATCTCACCTGTCAAACTTGGAATTGCTACTGGTGGTAACTACCAAGCCAGTCTTCAAGATTCATTGAACTTCTATGTAGATACTTTGAATCCTCTTCTTGTGAAGATAGAAAGAGCATTCAACAAAGCACTCATTCCTAGCACTGTCGCATTGAAGTACAAAGTAGAATTTGACAGGACTTCTATTCCTTATTTCAAAGAGATTCTTACCAATTACCAGAAGATGTTCGAACTCGGTCTTTACTCCGTAAACGACATCCGTAAGAAGCTTAATATGCCAATGACCGAAGGTGGAGATATAACATTCATCTCTACTAATATCCAGCCTGTTTCTAGTCCTATCGTTGATGCTGCTGATATGGATTTACAAGAAGAAGAACAAGTCATTCCAGAGGCGAAAGAAACATCAAAAGAGGACAAGAAAAAGAGCCAAAAGAATAAATAAGTTAGAAACAAAAGAATTCAAATATGGAAATACGTAACATAGAATTTCGTAATCAATCAGTAGAAGACCGTACTATCTCTGGTATGGCCATTATGTTCAATGTTGTTTCCAATGTTCTATGGGATAGTGAGAAGAAACGTTCATTCAGAGAAGTAATTCTTCCTACTGCAGTTTCTCAAGAACTCTTAGACAATTCAGACATATTCTTCGTGATCAACCACAAACGTGACCAGATGGTTGCTCGCAGAAAGAATGGTGTTGGAAGCTTGTCTGTAGAATTGAGAGAAGATGGAGTAGCATTCTCATTCAAAGCTCCCAATACACAATTAGGAAATGATCTACTTGAAATGATTGCAAGAGGTGAAATCTTCGATTGCTCATTCGCATTCAATGACATTGATGCTAAATGGAGCTTTGATGAAGACATTCCTCTCCGTACTGTAACACACATTACAGGACTTTATGACATGAGTGCAGTGTACAATGGTGCATATCCACAGACCGAAATCACTGCAAGGTCTATAGAAGAAGCTGAAGAAGCACAAAAACCTGTTGAAACTCAACAAGTTGAAGAAACTATTCGTGAAGATGAATCATCAAATTCCGAAACAGAGATAAATAGATCTGAAGATACCACTATAAATGCTTCTTATATAGATGACTTACAGCACTATAAAGAAATATTACAGACTTTATAATTATGAATAAAGAAGAACTCATAAACAATGTAGCAGAACTCAAGGAACAACTTCGTTCTTTGGTAGATACTGCTGAATCTGAGAAAAGAGCTCTTACTGATGAAGAGAAGACTCAATTCGAAGAGACTCAAAGACAAATCAATGATTTAAAAACACAAATCGAAAACACTGAGGTAAATCCCTCAACTGAAAATAAAATTAACACTAATAAAATGGATTCAAAAAATTATTTAAGAAATCTTGCACAACAGGTATCTGATATAGTAAATAACAGATCTCTTGAGGGATATACTAATATCAGTGGAAATACTATCGAACTTCGTCAAGATGCTTATTCTACTGTTCCTGATGTAGACGATATCCAAGCTCTTGAATATACTCGTATTCTTGAACCTCTTCAGAATGCAGTTATATTTGACAAATTGGGTCTTACATTTATAAACACTGGTTCTCTTGTTAAACTACCTTCTGTAACTGCTGTAGAATGTTCAATTAATGGAGAAACAACTCAGCTTGAGAGCCAAAAAGTAGAATTTTCGAATAAGAGCATAGTGCCCGTAAGGCTTGGTGCTGCTGTGGGATTGAGCAACACATCTATAAAAACTGTAGAGAACAACGTAAATCTTCTTGCATATGCTTTGAGAGCTCTTAGACAAGCAGAAGAGAGACTTATAAACAAAATGCTTTTCGCACCTGTGGCAGTCGCTGGCAGTGATGCTTCAGTAAAAGGACTCTTTGTAGATATGCTTGCAGATGCTTCTGCTGGTAAAGCAACATGGGCAAATATCCTTGGATTACAGACTGCAGTAAAGAACAAAAATGGTGTTATTACTGAAAATGCTGTGTACATCATGAGCCCCGATACTGCAGACAAACTCAGAAGCATGCCTACTGCTCTTAAGACCCCTACCTATGGTTCACGTTTTGTACTTGAGGATGGAAAAATTGGAGGTTGTGTTGTATTCGAGACAAATGAGGTTAACCACTATGACGCATCTAACAATGTAGATTATTCTTACATTGGATTCATAGCAGATCCTTCAACTATTATCGTACAAGAAGTCTCATCACCTGATTTGGTGGTAGATCCTTACACAAGAGCAAAATGGAATGAAACTGAACTTGTTTTGAATGATAATATTGGATTTATGCACGAAAGAGATGCATTACTTTCTTGCATGAAGATCGACAGCTCGTCTTGGACAGCCTAATTAATTTTGCTCCGGAGCATTTTTGCTCATTATATATAAATTCCTCGGGTGGTAGAAATACCACCCTTTTTTATTTGAGCAATTCGTTCAGAATATCATCATAAATTTCATTGCCAAGAAATTGTTCTGCATCTTCAAATTCTGTAAGAATCATATTATAGTATTCATCAAGATGATGATATACATAATTCCATTGTTCTTGTTCATTGTCGCATTCATCAAAATAGAAATCAAAGATCTGCTTATCAGAAACACGATGAATGCTTACTTCAGAAAATGAACTATGCTTTACTTGTTGATCAAGGTCATTGTACAGAGTCACATCAATGTCTGCTGCGACACGGATATAACCACCTTCATATAGTTTTACATTCTTGATGTTGTCTATTTTGAAATAATATTTGTCCATAATTACAAGATTTGATCGTTCTTTATTAAAATATATTCTCGCTTTTCTCTTCGTATTAAAATCCGAATATAATTATGAATAAATAGGATAGAAAATATCCTATTATTTGTATGTACTTATCAGTAGACGAATTGAAAAGATTTTGTAATGTTCCTTTCACAGATGATGACCTTCTTTTCATGGAATTGATTGAAGCAGCAGAATCTGCTGTAGAGCATTATATTGGACAACCAATCTCCACTTTCGTGGATGAGAATTCTTCTGAATTGGATCCTGCATTAAAGACAGCGATTAAGTATTTAGCATCAAACTTTTATATGAATAGAGAACCTATTGCATATGCTAATCCATATAAAGTTTGTCACACATACGACTATTTGCTGCAACCATTTAAAAAATATGTTAAAGACTAACTATGAGAGCCGGTACTCTTAGACATTTCTTAGAAGTATATAGACAAGTCAATGAACAATCTGACTCTGGTGCTGTATCTCAAGTTAGAAAGCATATATGCACATTGAGATGTCATCTGCTTAAGCAATCTGGTTACTATTCACAGAACAATATTGAACAGGCAGACAAGATGACTCTCGTATTCGAAACTTGGATTAATGACAATCTCCGAGATACAGACACTGTAGAATGGTCAGACCAAGAGTTCAGAATCTTCTTGATTGAGAAAGACATCTTATCAAGGACAATGAAAATACATATCCAAAAGATAATCAAGTAATCTATGAAAGAAGATTTAGAAGTTGATGTACAAGGACTTGATGATGTTCTTACAGCGTTCAATTATCTGAATGATGTTCTTGATAAAGGAGAGATTAGAACAAGCTTGAAAAATGCTTCTAAGATGCTCATGGAACAAGGTAAATCAAACTTGAAATCGAGAATGAAATCAGGTTCTACTGGTGTTACAGGAAATCTTCTTAGAGCATTCAGATATAAGCTTAAAAGCAAGAATCGTGGTGCTCTTATAGGATTCGATTATTCAAGACAAGGCAAAGGTTCTCATGCTCACCTTGTAGATAGAGGTACAGAAGAACGTCATTCAAAATATGGAAACAGAGGTCATATAACAGGAAACAAGTTCTGGTCAGATGTCAATGAGAATGATACAGATAGAGCAATGAATATAGCAGCAAAAGCAATACAATCTGCTATCGCAAAAATATAAATTATTGTTATGCAAATATATACAGGCAAAAAAGATACAAAGTTCAGAATATGTAATCCTGTTCGTGAATTACTATTACAGAATGAAGATGTAAAAGCAATCGTTGGTAATAGAATCTATCCAATCATTGCTCCAGAAGGTACAAAAGGTTCATTCATTACATATGCAAGATCTGAGTACACAATCAAGAAGACAAGCATGATGGCTTATGAGCATGATTGCACTATCCTGTTATGCTGTGTGAGCCACTCATATGATGAATCACAGAAGTTAGCAGAAGCTGTTTATCTGGCATTAGAAGGGTTATACCAATACAGAGATGAATCAGGTTTAGTAATTAATGGAATAGCATTAGAAGATTCTTATGAAGATGCTGTGGAAGATGTATTTGTCCAAATGCTTAGGCTGAAAATCTGGTAAAGAGATAAATAGATTGAGTGGTATACTTCTTTAAAAATAACTAATGTTATAACATGGCACAAAATACAAATCCTGAAGGTTTCATTCTTGCTAATGAGTTCTTCCTCTTTGACGCAAGTGGAAATACTTCAACTCCTTTTGCATACAGCACAGAATGTAACTTGAACCTTTCAGCAGACACTATATCAACTTCAAATAAAATGTCTGGTGTTTGGGCATCTGCTCTTCCTGGTCAGATCTCTTGGGAAGTTTCAACATCTGCTCTTTACAGTACTTCTGCAGATAATTCATACAAATCAATGTATGATGCAATGGCCGCTAGAACTCCTTACTTGATTCGTTTTGGTAGAGTACAGAACTACAACTCAATCTCTGATTACACTCAAGCAAGCAACTATGTACTTGATGCATCTGCAGGTTTCTACGAGGGTTATGCATACCTAACAAGTTTGGAATTAAATGCATCAAACGGTGAGGTAGCGAGCTATTCAGCAACTCTTACTGGAAATGGACAACTCGTTTACAAGACTAGCACAAGTGCTTAATCTTATCCGTCCAATGATTTAAAATAGGAATACATAATAAAAAATGTATTCCTTTTTTTATGAATTTAAAGATGAGCATTAAGTCGATTGTCTTGTTTGAGAAGATGACCAACATTCCATTCTCTGACTTGTCATTCACTGAACAATCTATTATGAATGAACCTGATGTATTTCTTAAGCTTTTGTACTGCATTCTCATTTCTCATCCAGAAAACCAAATCAAATACACATTTGAGGGTGCTTGTGAGCAATTGTTTACAGAGCAGAATCTAGTACTATATTCTACATTCTTGTCAAATGAAATTGCATTGATGAACCAATTTGTTGATAGTAAACTGCTTAAAGATGTCAATACAAATATCTTAGAAGATCATAAAGAAGAAAAAGAACACAAGTCAGTATATATGAAAAACCTTGTTCCCATTCTTATACTTGATTGTGGTCTAGATGCAGATTTCGTATTGAATGAATTGAACTATACAGACATTGATGACTATCTCAAATACAGAGAAGACAAACACAAGAATGATCTTGAAGAGAAACGATTGTTCACCTATCTGACAATTTCACCACATATAGACACAAAGAAATGCAAGACTCCAGAAAAGTTACTTCCATTTCCTTGGGAAAAAGCAGACAGGAAGAACAAAGCAGAAGATGGAATCAAAAACGTTAGAGATAGATTGTTGGAATTGGGAATTCTTAAAAAGGAAGGAGAGGATTTATAAAATCCTTTTCTTTTTTCCGATAAATAGATTGATAAAATGAATATTCTATTTTAATGGCCAAGAAGAACCAATCTTTTAACATATCTCTTAAACTTATTAAGACTCAATTTGATAAAGGAATCAAGAGTGTAAAGAAACAACTTCGAACATTTGGTTCATTTGTCAAAGGAGCATTTGCTGTAGGTACTATCACTGCATTCGGCCGTAAGATGGTTGAAGTAGGTAGTGACTTTGAGAATGCAATGGCAAGAGTTAAAGCCGTTACTAATGCATCTAAGAAAGAATTCACTATGATGCAGAAAGAAGCACAACGACTTGGTGAAACAACTCGATACACTGCATCTGAAGCAGCATCTGCATTGGAAACTCTTACCAGAAATGGTATGAGTGCAACACAGGCAACTAAAGCTCTTTCTGGAGTTCTTCAACTTGCACAAGCAAACTCAATTGAACTTGCACAAGCAGCAGATATCGTTACGAATTCTTTGAATATGTTCGGCTTGAGTGTAGAAGAAACAACTCGTGTAAATGATGTATTGTCATCTACAGCAAGTAACTCTGCTACAGACATAACTATGTTGTATGAAGCATTGACTAATGCTGCTCCTGCTGCTAAGGTATTAGGATTTAGTATTGAAGAAACTTCTGCTGCTATTGGTGCTCTTGCAAACAAAGGTGTAAAAGGAGCAAATGCCGGAACAGCTCTTAGAATGGCTCTTACAAAGATGGCAGATCCTAAGATCATTAGAAAAATGCAAGATATGGGAGTTGCTATTGATGAGCAGACAATGAAGGAAGAAGGACTTCTGGCTACAGTTAAGAGGCTCAAGGATGCACAGTTGTCACTGTCTGATTTGGTCGCTATATTCTCACAGAGAGGTGCTGTAGGTGTACAACAATTAGTAGACACATATGAAGACTTTGAGTACATGTTGAATATAACAAAGAGTTCTGCTGGTACTACTGCGAGAATGTTCGAACAAGGAGTTGGCTCTGTAAAGAAAGAAGTAGATACTCTGAAGTCTGCATATGAAGGATTGCTTATCACATTGTCACAGAAAACAAGTGGTGCTCTTAAAGGTGCAATTAGATTGCTTCAAAATCTTATAGGTAATTTCAAGACTATTGGTGGTACTATAATGAACCTTGCCAGTGTTGCTATTCCTTTATTGACAAAACATGTAACAAATCTGATTAAGGTTACACGTACAGGTCTTAAAGCAATTAAAACTGATGCAGCAGCAGTAACAACAATGATGGGTAATTGGATAGGAATAATTGCCACTGCTGTAACTTGGATTGGTACTGCATTAGTTGGAGCATGGAATAGAGTACATGGAGCAGTAAGAGATGCCAATAAGGAAGTTGCTAAAGCATCTGCTGAATACAGAACAATGAGAACACATGCAACTTATCTCATTGATAAACTTGGTCCAGAAACAAACAAAGCAACTCTTGCAGGAGTTATTACTGAATTGTCTGAAATGTTTCCTGAGTTTAGTGATGCTATTCGTAAAGCAGGAGCAGAAGCAGCAAAGACTGGTGATTGGGAGAAACTAAAATCAGTATTGACCGATATTGTCAATCTTCAAGGCCAGATTACAGCAAAAGATGTATACAAAGCACAAGGTGAAGCATTTACGGATTTATTTGCAAGGAAATTGAATGATAACAATGTTGGCCGTCCTGCAACTATTAAAGAAATCAATTCTCAATTAACTAGTGAAAAGAGAGGCAATGTAAGAACCGAACAAGGAGTAGAACAATTCTGGAAAGCAGTAGCTAGTGCAATTACAACTCCTGATCATTTACCCGGTCTTGATGAATTAAAACGCATATTTAATGAGTTTCAAATTGACTTAGGTGATGCAACTACAGCAGCATGGTATACTGCCATGAGAGATACTGATATTGCTAAGAGTGCAATTAAATCAAATAGATTAGCATCAAATGCATCTAAGAAAGTCAATGAGAAGAGTGATCTTGTAAATAATACCACAAATACAGATACATCCAATAACACTGGAGGTAATAATAATAATGATGACCTTGCCGATATTGCTAAAGAAAAAGCCAAAATTGAACAAAAGCTTAAAGATACTGTAGCAGATATTCAAGATGATTTAGCAATAGGTGTTATTGATCAAAAGAAATCTCTTGAAGAATTAACTGCTGCATATAAAGAAGCTTATGAAGACTTTAGAAAAGTAGATAGAAATGGAGAAAATCCATATAAAACTAAATATGTGGATTTAGCAGTAAATAAGATTGAGCCAATAGATCATTCTAAAGTAACAACAGGCAAAGCAGAAGCTCCTGCTGAAAAACTTCCTCGTCCTACTGGTACTCAAAGTGTATCTACAAACATTAGTGCTCCATTTGATCTTGAGGAATTTATGTCTAATCTTCAAGAATCAACAAATATGCTGGGTACTATGAACTCAATTGTGCAGAACATTGGTTCAGCATTCAGTACATTGACTGATGAAGAAGCTTCATTCATGGATAAATTGTCTGCTGCAGTACAAATAATGCAAATCATTCCAGGAATTCTTGGTACTGTAAATACATTAACTCAAATTGGAACTAATTTGAGAAGAGAACAAAATGCAGAAGATGCTATTGGAGCTACTACAAAGACCGCTGGAGCAATTGCTTCAATATTCCAAGGTAATGGTGAAATTCCTATTGTAGGTATTGCTCTTGCTGCTGCAGGTGTTGCTGCTCTTATCGCTGCTCTTGCTTCTGCTCCTAAGTTCGCTACTGGTGGTATTGTTGGTGGAAATTCATTCTCTGGTGACAAGAACTTTGCAAGAGTAAATTCAGGAGAAATGATACTGAATGGTGGCCAGCAAGCAAGATTGTTTGCTATGATTAACAATGGTGGTTCTAACACAACTCATGATGTTAACTTCATAATCCGTGGAAAAGATCTTTATGGTGCATTGAAGAACTACAATGACTCTACTTCAAAAATAAGAAGCAACATATAATGAAATATACAGGATATTTTAGATCATTAAAAGAAAAACTATATCGTGTTGAAATTCAAACAGGTTCAGACTCTACTCCTGCTGCCGGAGAATTGACATTAGGTCCTGCTCCATTCACTACACAAATGGAAAACGGAACTACAATCTATTCTCCAGTGAAGTACCAGAGTGCTAATGTGCAGATAGTGAACAATGAATATATGTTCTCATTGTATGCATCTACAGCAAAGCAAAACACTATAAAGCTTTATGATGCTTCAGATAACATCTTATTTACAGGATATGGTACTCCAAATATGTATGATGCTCCTTATGACTTCGTTACTGAAACATACAATGTAGAAGCTCTTGATGGTCTTGCTATTCTAAGATACTATGATTATGACATAATTGGCTCAGTAAAGGATTTCAGAACATTCGCTGAAATAATCAATCATCTTCTTACAAAGTCTGCTTGCTATTCTGATTGGTACTGGAGTACAAACACATCTATTCCTAATGTTTCAGGATACTTGCCAAATCTGCTCACAATATCTGAACAATGCTTCTTTGATGAAGATGATGAACCAATGAAGATGAATGAAGTCCTTGAAGAGATTTGCAGATATTGTGGAGTTACAGCATATGCAGATGGAAGCTCTGTTTATTTCATTGATTATGAAGATGTAAGTACTGGTGGATATGTCCACTACAATGTTGGTTCTACTACTGCTACAGGTACTGTAACAAAGAATCATCGTTGGACAATCATTGCTAGTGATTATGCAAATACAGGATCTAATCTCACATTGAAGGGAACATTCTCAAAAGTAACTGTGAAAGATTCTTTGTATGCTGTAGAAAACATCATTCCTCCTTTGTTTGAGGATGAAGACTTAAAGAACATACAATACCAATCAGACTCTGATCAAGAGTGGGCTTACACATATTCTATGGTCACAGGAAAGATTCAGAAAAAGTATGTGAATGTCAAGTACAGATCATATACTAACAACAAGTACAATCATTACTATTATGATGCTTCTACATGGAATCCTGTTACTGATAGGATATACTTTAACAATCTTATTGCTCAAGAAAAAAATGGGATTGGATTCTTCAAATACCAAGTTTCAACAGGAGAAACATCAAGAGAAGCATATGACAATCTTGAATTTGACAAATGGGACAATTATCTTTTAATATCCAATAATTTTAGTTCAGGAGATTATTGTATGCTTGATTCCAAGAATGAGTTTAGCAAGCCGTTCTTCATGTCAACAAAGACAAAATTCATATTCAAAGGTGATTTGATTCTATCTAATTTGGTAACATTTACAGACAATCATGTTTCACATAGAATAGGATATTTTCCTTCTACAGATATTGTAAGTGAAGGACTCCGTGACCCAGTTACAGCATATTCAATGTTGCCAAAAGATTTGAAAATTAAATTTGGATTGTCAATAGGAAATTATTCTGTAATTGGAGATTCATCATGGGCATCTGGAACTTCTGGTACTATCTCAATTCCATTCTGTGAACGTTCATTAAGATACTCTACAGATAGTGATGACAAGCTTGAAGAAAACAATAGGAAAAAACATGAAATATTCTTTAAGAGTTTTCCTATATGCAATAATGTAGAGTATTGGGATAAAATTTCAGAAGATGGATTCATGATTTCTTGTGACTCTATTGGCAGTGATATGGTAATTGCTGCTAAACCAAAGATATCTGTATATATGATTACAGATAGTGCTCTTACATTCTTGACAGGAGCAGCATTCATCAAAGACTTTGACATTAAAGGAGTTATACCACATGAAGGTGGCAAAGATGAAAATGATACTGATACAGAATACACATATGTTGTTGATTCAGAATATGTTAGTGAACTACAGCCAATCACATTCAAGATATGTACATATGATGGAAAGCAATTGAATTATTCTGCTGTAGCATATCCGTATAGCAACAACTATAAGTTCGTTGACAATTTACACAACAATGCATTGAACTTGACAAAACGAGCAGAAGAGATATGTTGCTATAAGATTGCAGAACAATATAAAGATCCTGTCAAAGTATTGACACTGAATTTATATGACAAATTCAAGATGTATTCTGTAATCCACGAATATAAAATAGGTGATTGTGTTGTAGATACTATTTCACACGATTATAAGTATGATAAAGTAGAAATAACACTAGAACACAAATCATAAAAAAGGAAGCTTAATTGCTTCCTTTTTTTGGTCTTCCAACTTTGCTATTCGGGTCTTTTACTTTGAAGAACTTTTTCAATTGTTCTTCTGTAATACGGATTTTAGCAACTTCTGGAGTTTCTTCTTTTGTTTCTGTGTTGCAAAGAGCTTCTTCAACATATGCTATAGCAATATCTATAGCAGGATATTGTTCTACAAGTTCCATTGCAAGATCCTTAGAAGACTTTTCTCCATTCTGGAGATCTTTGATTTGTTTTTTAGTTAGGTTGATCATGACTGCATTATTTACAAAAACAAAATTAGTCAAAATATCTTTATAAATACATTAAAGATATTGAATTTTTAATGGGTACTTTTTCTAAGAAAAACATTGATCCTGTAAATAGAAATGGTGTAAACCAAAGAACAAAAATTATTTACATTAATCAAGGTTCTGGCAATGGTAAAATTGGTGAAGATGGCCAGCCGGGAATTACTTGTTATTTGTCAAAAACTTCTAGGATTTTCGAGGGTGACTCTGATGGAAAAGCTGTCATTGGTCAGCATGATAATGTAGAAATAATTGCTTATGCTGGAACACAAAGACTAGATACATTCATTGATACTTCTATTGGAATTTCAGGATTGATTGAAGACACATTAGATGCTTCAATTCATTTGAATGGCACAAAAGAAACTAATGTGACTTTCTCTATTGATAGTTCACTGTATGATTCTTCTGGAAACATAATAATTCCTGTGTTGATCAATGTGGCTTCTACAGATGATACTTCTATTGGAGACACGAATGACTGGTATGAAGCTTCTGAGTCTATCATTCCTTTCTCTTTGAGCTACCAATGGTCCGTAATCAAGACCGGTTCTTCATCATACAGGCTCGACCTTTCTAATGAAGCAATGGCAGTGAACTGTGATTCATCTGGAAATGTACTCACTGGAGCTTATATGCCTACTTGTAAGGCAACACTGTATTATGGTACAGCAGAATGTGCTACTGCTTATTATGAGATATCAAGTCCTGTAGCACAATCATTGACAGGAGTAAGCATAGATGCTTCTGGTAATTTTATATTCAATGATTCTTCTCTTGCATTCCAAGGCAATTCAATCGAGATTACAGTGACTGCTAAGATTGGCAACCAAACTTATGGAATTGCTATAGCGACATTGATCAAGAATATTCCGGGAAGAAATGGTACAGATGGTTCTGTCGGAGCAGATGCAGTGACTTATTGGTTGTCATTGTCTTGTGATGCTGTACATGTGAATCCAAATACAACAACATTAGTAGCAGATCCAAGTACAATGACCGCTACAGTATACAAACAAGTTGGTGCTCAAACTCCAGTAGTCGATTCAAGTTGTACTATCAAATACGGATACAATACATCAACTCCTACAACAACATATACTTCTGCAATAACAATCAATGCGAACAAATCTTTCATTTCTTTTGGAGCATATCTAAACAATGTTCTTGTAGATGGAATAGAGACTGTGCCTATTCTTAGAGATGGAGTAAATGGACAATCAGCATATAGACTTGATTTGACCAATGAGAATGCTGGTATAAATGCAGATTCAAGTGGAAATATCTTGGCCGGAGCAGAAAGACCTTCATGTACTGCAAAACTCTATCTTGGAAATACTGAAGTATCTGGTGTTACTTATGCAATATCTACTAGTGCAACTGGTGTAAGCATAAACTCAAGCTCTGGTGTGTTCACATTCGGTTCTAACTTTAATTTCTCTGGTACTAGTGTAGAGATTACAGTTACTGCAAAGATTGGAAGTACTTTATATGGTACAGCAATAATGACTGTATCTAAGAATATCGCTGGAGCAAATGGAGTAGATGGTTCAACAGGAAGAGATGGTTCTGCTGGAGCAGATGCTGTAACTTATTGGTTGAACTTGTCTGCAGATGCAGTCACTGTAGATACTAATAACAACAACTCTTTTACTCCAACTAAGATTAGAGTAAAAGCAATGAAACAAATTGGTGAACAAACTCCAGTTGCTGCTTCTGATGCTTCAATCTTCTATGCTTATGACAATACTCCTACAACAAGCAGTAGTTCCATAAGCAATGATAGCAGCATATCTGTAAATATCACTAACCATGATGAACTATATGTAGCATTGTGGGTAAATGGAGTACAAAGAGATTTGGAAACAATTCCTATCCTGAGAAATGGTACAAATGGTACACAGGGTACTCAGGGAACACAAGGAATGCAAGGATACTCAGGAATAGTTTATAGAAGATCTGTGTGGGCAGAAGATGTTTCTGCAGGTAAAGTATTGAGAAATGATTCTACAGTGCAGACTTATGATGACCGTTATATCGATTTGGTTTTCAACAAAAACAATGTTTTATTGAATGATCCTACATTGAAGTTGTATAAAACTAAAGTAACACACACTGCAAGCAGCAGCATTCCTTTGACAAATACCACATATTTTGAAGAGATTGCTATTACATCTGAATTCTATGCTGCTAACATATATGCTGGTCAATTGTCTGCAGATGTTATAGATGTTGGAACTATTAAGGTTACTGATTTGGCAGACATTAACAACCTTGTAGTACAGAATGTATATAGCAAGAACGGTTCATTCTCATTTGATAGTAGTGGTAACATGGTTGCTTCAACTGGAACATTCTATGGAAATTTAAGAGTTCCTTTGACTGTAATTGATGTAGGATATTATGGTAATTCTTCTGATGCTTATTATTTGTCAAATACTACTGCAAGTAATTTTGTTTTAAGTTATGGATATACAAGTAGTACATCAGAAAAATATGTAAGAGTCATATTGCCTTCACCTTCAAGTAGTTATAATGGAATGTCTTATTTCTTCTTGATGCCTCCGAAGAGTGGTACAACTACAGATACAAGTCAACTCGCAGGTGTTAAGATTCTAACTTCTTCTGGAACAAAATTTTATAATTATTCTTCATTAGGAGCTTCTACTCAAGGATGTTCAGCTATGATATTTGGTCCTGGCACTTGTAGACTACTCTGTGACGGGAACAATTGGTATTGTATTGAAAGCACATCTCATATGCGATTGTATTATTCATCTGCCTGGCACGATGTGCACGAAGTGCAAAGTAATACAATATCAGGAATGGAGTTGTCAGGAACAATATTAACAATATCTTAAAAAAGAGGGGGGAGAAATTCTCCTCTTTTTGCTTATAAATACATAAAGAAATTATTTCAACCTTGGCAACAGACCTTGCGAATATTACTAGAATTCTTTTTGGAAATACAGATATTACAGAAGTAAGAAAATCTGACGGTACAATTATTTGGCCAGCAACTGCAACATATACTTTGAAAAATTTAAATGTAAGTTATTCAAGTTCAAATAATTACATTACTCCTGATTGTTCTACGTATGCTTGGCTAACTGCTACTCTTGTAGCAACACGTGGTTCTTCTTCTACAGAATCAAGCGTAATACTTGTTCCTAATGCTGTACAAAATGATTTATATGTAATTTCTTATTCAAATTCATTACAGCAATATATCATTACAGCAAATCCAAATAAGAAAACTACTGAATATTCTAACCAAAGCACATTATTCACAGGTACTTATACAATAGGTGGAACAACTTATAATGTTACTTCTGGAACTACAAGTAAATCTGTTGCATTGTTAGGAAATACTAAAACAACTACTCCTGCATCTGAAACAACTACTGCAGTATATGCATATCTTACAAATCAAGAATTCAATTACAGTACTGACGTTGGTATTGATGCTTCTGATGGTTATGTAACTGTTACTTGTACTCAATACTATAATCTTACTCATGAGAAATATACATATACATCTGGAGCAGTTGTAGGTGGTGATACTTCAACAGGACTTTCAAGAACTGGAGCAGTTCCTACTTCTGTTCGTGTTGACCCTTCAACTGGAGCAACAGTTTCTGGAAATACAATCACATTTGGTAATAACCAATCATTAAATCCAAGATATTTCTATGTATATGCAACTATTGGTGGTATTGAATCACAAAATACTTGTCAAGTAGAACAAGGCGGCAACTACTACATGTATGGTTCTGTTTCAGTTGCTATTGAATATGATTTGATTGATGCATCTGGTGGTACTGTATATCCAAATGTTGTATACTCACAGAGCAGAGGTTTTGCTCCAAATACTTCAGGACAAGGATATGTTTCTACTGGTGGTTCTATAACCTATTATGTAAACAATTCTTACTCTGCTACTGGAGCAGTTTCTGCTAACTCTCTTGGTACTACTCCTACCAGTGAAGAAACAGTTGTCGCTACAAATTGCTACGCTACTGTTTCAATGAATGGAAAGACTGGTACTTCAGAGAAAGTTTCTGTATATCAAGATATAAATGAAGTTACTGGAGTTACTTCAATTATTAAATTACTCATTGGAAATCAAGAAGTTACAAGTTACTCTGCTGCTGCATTTGGTCTTGATACTAACAATGTACAGCATGTTCATCTTGATGCATCTACAATGAGAACATATACATATACTTCAACTGCACAAAGAAATGAGCAGGTATTGACAAGCAGCTTGTCATCTTCTGAGAGCTTGTCATGGGTTGATGTTAACAAGATTTACTCTGGAAATACTGCTTATTTCGATGTTTCTATTGGACAAAATACTAGTGACTCATCAAGAAGTGGAAATATCACTATTTCTGATTCTTCATTAGCAAGCAAGACTTTGTCTATTACACAATCTGCTGCTCAATATGTATTTGAAATTGTGGGTGATTCTTCTGTAGAAATATTGAATGATACTACTGCATTCGATTTATATGTAAGAAGTACCAGAAACGGTGAAGCATATTCATTCACTAAATCTAGAGTTTCTATATCATATCCTTCATATAGTAACAGGATTGTAAGCTTGTCATGCTCTAGTGTTACTGCAACTTCAGATCCTACAGTATTCAAAGTTTCATTTACATGTAATGCAAATACTAGTTTGACTACAGATCATGTATCAAATGTAACTATTACTCAGAGAACTGGCTCAAATGCATTAAGAGTCAATTATACTATCACACAAAAGCAATATGTTGAAGGTACTATAACCACAAACGTAGATTATGTTGAAGGTTCTAATTCATTTAGATTGACAACTAATAAAGCATGGAGCATTAATACAACTTATGCAATGTGTGACTACCAAGGAAATTCTAAGGGAACTTCAAGCACTGCTCTTACATTGAGTCAGACAAGTGGAGATTCTGCTGCAACCAATTTACAGATCACTGTAACAAGAAATTCTGCTGCTCAAACTTACTTTGTAGATATAGAAATTATTTGTGGACTTACTGCCAAACATGTAATATGTACTCCTTATTACACGATGGCCAATGTTGATACTTCATGGACTCCGGGTGCTGCAGCACAATCTACTGTTATATTGAATACAAATTATCCTGTCATTACTTGGGATTCAAGCAACAACTGGTTGACAGGTTCAGGTAACAGTATTTCAGTAACTGCTAACACTGGTTCAAGCAACAGGTCTTCTTACATTGTTGGAACAGGTTCTGTATCGGGTACTTATTTCGGAGTTTCTTATACTAAGTCTGCAACCTCATCAAGAATTTCTGTAACTCAGACATTCGACATGGTAGATATTTACATTCTTGGTCCTTTGTCTTCACCAGAAGAACTTGTATGTTCTACTGAAGGTCAATTTGGATATGATACTTATGCTCCTGCAGCAATCAAAGTAACTAACATCACAATCCAATATTCTGGATTATATTATAGAGGTACTGCTACATTCAACCAAGGAGATATGTATGCAAGAATCAATTGGGATGTAACTCCACATGGAATCGATTATGTAGTATCTTCTGGAAATGTTGCTTGGGACAATGATGCTCCTGCAGGATACCAGCTTGGAAGCAACACAGTATACTGGTTGAATTCATAAAAATAAATTTTGTTGTTTGAGAATTTTGACTTATATTTGTAACAACATTTAAGGATTGTTTCTACAATACTTAGATTAATTAAATTTGTTTTCTAATGAGGGGATAACTTCGGTTATCCCCTTTATTTTTATACAAAATAAGATACAATGATTATGTCTTTTACTTGATAAATACCTTGAATAAAGATTGATTGAGATGAAAGACTTTTACAATAAATTCCTTAGATATAATATTCCCTTTCATATATTCTCCATAATAGCAATGGGATTGCTCATAACAGCGTTCTTCATTCCTCCACAAGGAGAAATACATCCAAGTGTTTTGTATGGAATTTCTGAATGCTTTGCATTTGCATCATTATGGACTGTGCTTGTCGCAATAGAGAAAGGTGGAGTTGCTAAAATCAAGCACAAAGAGACAGAGCTTGAGATAAAGAATGAGAAAAAACCAGAAGAACCTGTAATCAAAACTCGTAGAAAGGAATAGAATATATATACTAATCAGATGTAGTATTACTTTTTTATTTTAGTTTGTTTTTTGTTTTTTCAGGGTGTAGAATTTCTACACCCTTTTTGTATATTTGTAGTTTAGACAAAATTACTTAGAACTCATTCAAGAATTATTATAAATTGTATAAGACAACATTAGGTCTATATAACAAAATTGAATAATTCTCAAAAATTTGGTTATATTTGCTACAAATATACTAAAATATGAGTAAATGTATTTGTCTATCAAGAGTATCAACAGGGATACAAGACCTTGACCAGCAAACAGATAGGTTAATTGAAGCAGCAAAATCTGCTGGTTATTCTGATGACTCTATCATTATCATTGAAGATGTTGAGTCAGGGATAAAGCTGTCCGAGGAGGAACGCTATGGGTTGAATATGCTCAAAACAGAAATCAATAAGGGTGGAATAGACCTGGTCATCATTTTTGAGCTCTCAAGGCTCGGCCGAAGGCCAGATGTACTGTATTCTGTTCGAGATTTTCTTATAAAACACAAGGTCCAATTACAGGTACTTAACCCTGCATTTCTGATGTTGAAACAAGATGGAACTCTTGATGAAAACAGCAATATACTATTCTCATTATTCTCTGGCCTTGCTGAGAATGAGATGACAATCAAGAAAGCCAGATTTAAACGTGGACGAGCAAAAAAAGCAGCAGAAAATCGTTTTGTTGGTGGTGGAATTCTCTTTGGATATACAATTGACCAAAATAAGAAATTCATAATCAAAGAAGATGATGCTGCTGTGGTTCGCAGGATATTCGATGAATATGTAGAGCAAAACAAAACTTTTACAGATATTGCTAAAGGCCTTGTACTTGATGGAACATATAAAGACTCAATGAACTCTTGTCGAATGATGGTTGAAAGGACTCTTAATAATGAGAGTTACTATGGAAAGCCTTTACAGGAGCAAGATGTATACTATAAAGCAACCTATCAGAGAAGTTATCCGCCTATTATATCTAAAGATCTCTTTGAAGAAGCAAAAGCAAAACGTGCATCTAATAGGAAATCACAGAAGAAGAAATCTCTTCATCAATATCTTTGTAGAGGATTGGTTTTCAACACAGAAGGAAAGCCTTTTTATGCGAATTGGTCAAGCAATTCATTCTGTTGTGTACTTGAACATACAGCAGAAAAGAAAACAATGCTTACTATCAGTATTTCTGCTCTGGATGAACTTGTATGGAATAATGTGAAATTCCATATCTTAAATTCCCCTAGGAAGGATATCTCAGAAGAGAAAATAGATTTATCATCCAAAATTCAAGCTGCCTCTAATGTCATTAAAACATTAGAAGAGAGGTTGAACAATACAGCAGATCAACTTAAAAGATTAGAGCTCCGAATAATTAAAGGCAAATTGTCAGAAATTGATGCAGAAGATATAGAGAAACAAATAGAAAAAGAGCGTTCTGAGATAAAAGAAGATATACTTCAAAAACAAGAAGAGATTAATGCTCTCAAAAATAGAATAAAAAGACTTGAAAATAGCAATTATGAAATAACAGAAGAGGAGCTTAACTCATTGGATTTTAATCAGAAACGAGAATATGTACTACAAAATGTACAGCGGATAGTCGTTTCTAAAATCACTGCTAAGAAACGTCTTGTTTCCATTTTTCATAATTTAGCAGATGATGGAATGTTATATGAATTGAATTGTTATTCAAAGACTTGGAAAGAGTGGAAAATAGAATATCCTGGAGGAATTTCAGAACCAATAATAGGAGATGACTTTAAGCTCATTCAATAGTTTATATCAGAAAAACGAGAAATCCTCTTCCAGGTCATTCTAGCATTAGAATTCTCAATTCTGGATTATAGTTCTATAAGAGTTGAATTTAATATCCTTTCTGGGTTGTAATAACGCCATAGATAATAAGCTCCCAGTCTTTCACCTATGAATGCTGCTTCACTGAAGTCAGTTGCCTTTTTCTCTATGTCAGACAATGTACTAAACAAGAAATCACAATACTCCAAGAAATCGATAGTTCTCATAGTGAATATGTTATGATAGTATTTGTTAGTCATCTGTGTTTCTAAGAACTCCAAGTAATGATAAGAATTGACTTCTTGCTTAGATAGTTCTAGTATCTCTTTTGAATGACATATCTCATATTGGTGACCGACAGTGCATGTGTTGTATCCCCAACCAGGTGCTACTACATCATATCCTTCTGGTAAATCAAGTACCTTCATATATCTTCTGTATTGGAATATAGTGACTATATCAGGATAGTTAAATAACTCTAAATTATTGTATATGTAATAGATATGTCTAAGATGACGGTAATTCTCTTTTTCCCAGATATTGTTTCCTTGTAAATCTAAAGTGACTAACTGATACTCTACGGGAAGATCATATTTAAGACTACCAGTGTGTGTACAACAAAAGATCATCTAAATAAAGTTTCGTTTATTTAGATTATCTATTTTCTCATTATCAAGATAGTCTTCATAGTCAGACCAATTGTAGACAAGCTGCCAGTAAAGAACACAAAGCTCTTCGTGTATCCTTTGGAAATGCTGATTGAGATTGCTTCTATATAAGTAATTCAAGTTCAACCTTCCATGTATTTGCTCATAGACCTTGACATGGCCTATGTCATGTGCTATTGGCAAATCTCCGGGATATAGAAGAGTTCTATAGAAATTAAGTATATACTGCTGGTTTTCTTCTGTAGGCATTTTAGTAAAAGAATTTGTCTTTCATGTTGAACATTCCTTTCTGCTGTAGCATCACTAGATTGTCGAATGTTATATAGAACTTATGCTTGTACCCGAACTCAGAATCATATACTGTGAAAGACAATGAGCGAGTAGCAGAATCAAACTCTACTGTATCTGTATTCAAGCAAGTAGTTAGATTGTCAGTAAGAAGAGAAGAGTCTATCATTGTACATTGTGTTATTGTTTAGTGAAGAACTCTAATGCTTCTGGTGACAATGCAATCTCAATGTCGCAGTACTCATCAGTTGTACTAGCAATCTCTTCAAGTTTTCTGTTTGTCAAATTGGTAGTAATGGAATAAGTAGTGATTGTGTTCCATTTGTCATTTTCTTTGATTGTTTTCTGCTTGTACTCAAGCAGGCCTTTCTCATCGGACAATGTGTGCTTGATTGTCTTGCATCTGCTGTCACTAAGGAACTCACTGAAGAACTTCTTGGAGATGTTTGTTCTGCTTGCTTGCTCTGGAAATCTTGTCACGATCAGGTGAATCATAAAATAATATTTCAATGCATCTGTGACATACTGATGCTGGAAATCGGTTCTCTGTGAATATGACAGGAATTGTCTGGAGTTTTTCAATACAGCATACAAATATTTGTATGCATTCAAATTGACTGACAAAATCAGATTGTCGGAAACATTAAATTCTCGGATTAACATAAATTTATTTGTTATTGCTATATATATGTTATCGAGAAAATGCGAGTTTGATTAAAATTATTGTGGTATTTCAGGTGGAATAGCAGGGATATGAGTTTGGTTGTATTTTATATGGAATTCAGGATCATCAAGCAATTCTTGCAATTCATCGAAATGTACAATTTCAAATGCATTGCGGTTTTCAATAAATTCAACATATAAAACTCCATCATCATCTAAATAATATGAATACGATTTGGTTAAATAAACACGAGGAGTCAAGTTTAAATATTCTTCAGCAGTTCTGGGAAAAGGGTTAAGTGTAGCTTCTTTAATAATTTGGTCAATGTGTTCTCCAATTTTAAACATAATACATTAATTATTGGTTTCATTAATGTATAGCGATGAAATTGGAGTTTGATTAAAATTTGTTAAAATAATTCTTCACCAATATATTTAAGGCGTTTATATCTTATCAAATTTTCTCTGGCATCTCTTAACTTACACCATATATTATAATGGTCAATATAATTTACGACAATTTCAAAATTATCTAAAATTACTCCTTCATATACATATTTACCATATTCTTGTTCATCATCCCATTCAAATAATCCTTTTTCGTACAATTCATCAAATATGTTATCTCTATATATTAAATTAGCAATTTTAACACAAACTCTTGGTGGCTTTTTATAATCTCTTTTCTTCATTAACAACTCTTAAAACTCTTAAAACTCTTGCAAAAAGTATAATTAGGTGCGTCTCTGAATATATTATATGATAATTTGGTTTTTGATTAAATTTTTAGACAATTTCTCGGCACAATAACCAATTGATATTCAATCATATATGTAAAACATTGCCTGGAGCGATATACCCTATCTGGTTAACAAATTACTCATTGGTAATCAATAACTTACATCTTGTTAACCAGATGTTTATATCTTCTAAAGAAGATATATGGATCTTCAGAAAAGATCTTATCTTTTCTTTCAGCTCCCATCTTCTAATTGAAAACTCGAGAAAAGAGAAATACATTGTCTTAATTTAATTTTTATACAAAAACGGCTGCGCCGTTTTTGGAGAGACGCAGCCTATTACCTTTTTGCAAGAAAACTTCTAGCTTACCTTGTATATCATATTTTCATCTTTATACAATAATTCCTTTGAATTGTATTTCTTTATAATCTTAGATATAGAAACATGAGATAACTTCTTGTTAAAACGTTCTTCATATAACTTTGATATATCTCTTAAAGTTCTGTGAACATTCTTGTCATAATACATATTCACTATAAACTCTATTTCTTCTTTTGTTCTTGCATATAGTATTTTGTGTGATAAACTTTTCTTTTCACTGCTTGATAGTTTTTCACCTTCAGTTGATACTGGATTTGAATTGTTTCTTATTTGTTTCTCTAAATCATCTTGTGTAAATTTACTCATATACTCATCTATACTCCATATCAACTCATCTATAGTTATATCAGAAACAATTCTTTTCTTATAATCTTTGTATGCATATTTCTTTGCTATAATGAAACAAAAGAAACATTGGTATACTTTACTTTGTAAGAAATAATCTCCAAGGTTATTGATCGCTGCTAAAATGAATGCATTACAGCAAATACTTTTTGTTACATTATTTGCTATTTTTCCATTCTTTTTCTTTAGCAAGCAATTGTATGTTATTTTAGGTAATACTAAATGCAATGAATTGTCTTTTATAGAAACACCATTTATGAATACATTCGTTTCTTCATATTTTTGTTTCCAATCAAGATCTTCCCATTTTTTAGAAATATCTGGTTGAAGTTTATGTATTGCATCTCTTAACTTATTGTCTGAAACAATACTTTTTGTGATTTTACTTCCTAAAATATCTGATATATAATTTGTAGATTGCATTCTAAATAACTTATTTTTTGACAAAGTTAGCAATTATTCAAGTGGTTAGTTCGCCAGAAGCTAACCACTTACTTTATATTATATCTAAAGCTCACTCAGATCTACGCGTCCTGTGTAGTCTGTTTCTACTTCAAAGTCCACTCGTATCTTGTTCTTCACATCATACTTGTGCACTACCATAGTTTCTTTTCCTTTAGAGATGACTTTTTCTTGTTCTTTAATGTTTTCTTGTTCTCTTTGTTTCTTAAGATTCTTGGCAGCTTTTCTCATCTTCTCTATTATGTCTACTTCATCTGGAGTAAGTTGCTTACTTACTTTCTTCTTCATATAAGCCACGATCTTGTCATCTGCTAATTTGAAGTTTCTTCCATGTACTGTCTTACAACCATATTTACCAGATAGTACATAGGAGATCTGAGTAGAGATAGAGTTCCATTTGTCTGGTTGACCTTCTTCTGTAGCGATTGTCTTACCGGCTTCTTTAATGCTGTTGAATCTTCTCACCTCATTCCAGTCATTGTCATATTCTATTATCTGGTAGGTCTTGGCCGCTTTTCCTCTTACACGCTTTATATTGTTCTCCTTGCAGTACTCACTGTATCTCTTGCAATTCTCCTGAGTAGTCACATATTCAAGGTTCTCTAACCTGTTGTCTGCTTTGTCACCATTAAGATGATCAATTACTTTTCCTTCTTGTACTCCAAGAAATGCTTCTGCTACTAGTGTGTGTGCATATTTAGAACAAAACTTTCCATTGTACCAGATTCCACCAAGAAGAACATATCCGTGGCAATTCGGCTTGCATATCTTCTTCATTACTCTTCCACGTTTGATTACATAAACATTTCCAAGCTTGTCTGCTGCATGTCTATTGTTTGTATTAGGAACGATTTTCACGTTCTCATTGTCAATAAAATCTAGTGTAAAAATTTCATGTTTTTGACCATTTGTGCTCATTATTGTAATAATTATCTTTGATAATTTATATATCGCAGTACTTACGATAATTATTTACAAAATGCTAAATGGTTGAGTCTAAATTAATTAAAAGTTTATACTGAAATTCTTGGAAAATTCTTCAAAAAAATTTAATCAAAACGAGAATCGGTACATACAATATATGTACAGTTTGTTGTGAAACATTTTTCACATTTATATACATTATTTCAGGCACACATTAAGTAACATTATTTTTACCGTTTCACAACAAACTTTACAAAATTATTTTGCCATAAAATTGTTTAAAAACGGGGAACACAATCAAATGTGTTCCCTTATTTTTTTCACAGAAAAGCGAGAAAAATTTTAGGATGTCACCCTCTCGGATTATATTCGTATTAGAAAATAAAACGAAAACGAATATTAACATTTAAAAATTATGAGTCATCAATTACGAGCAATTAATTATTCTGACGACAGGTTGTATGTTCTTCCTGAAGAGTTTGCCAATATCTTTTGTGATATTAATCAATGTCATGAAAAAAGGGATTTAATAATGGAGTATTGGAATGATGGTTGGCCATTTCAATTTAAAAAACAACAATTACAGAAAGTAGTTAACACAATCAAGAGAATGTCTCAAAAATCTTGTATTGAAAAATATGATTTGTACTACAAAAATAAATTTTGTAAGAATTTACAAAACTTGATTGATTTTTCGGACTTGAAAGATTGGGTTACTTTAACTTTTTAAAATAATTTTTGGGATGTGAGAAAATCGGTTTATATTCGTATTAGAAAATAAAACAAAAACAAATTATAAACATTTAAAATTTAATCATTATGAAAAAGAATTACTCAGTTCCATTTTGTAACGGATTTCTCTTCGTTGACTTTGATGTTAACAATCCTGCTTGTAAAGATGATCCTTTTGTAAGAATCGGTTATGTAAAACAAGTTCCAAAAACTAAAAAAGAAATTATTGAATTTGTCGCAAAGCATCCTGTACTTGGAACAAGAGATAAATTGTTCTCTCTATATACTTCTGAGGATATTGTAGATTTCTTAAGAAATCCTGAAGAAGATGATCTAAAAAATTGCATCATTCTATTGTGGTCCAGAAATGCACTTAATGATGTATTAATTACTTCAGCAACATACAGATATTCCCTTGAAGATGTAGATGTAAATAGAAAAGGAGATTATGCTGATTTCTGTGTTGTCGCAGAATATCTTGCTGGGATGTGTATTACTCTTGTAAGCAATATGTGTGATCAAGCTGAAGTATATAAGCATGTATATAAAGCCTTGGATGAAAGAATGATTCCCAGTTATTGTTAAACATAAATTAAGGGAGAATGATTAGTTCTCCCTTTTTTAATATGAAAAAGTTTATTTAAATCCTGATTACTTCATCTGCTGCAGGATATAGATGCTCAATCAGTGGATTCTTCCAGTAATCAACAATGACTACTCTTGCTATGTCTTTGATGTCTTTTAGTGATGCTATAGTGTCACTGGTCATCTTCGTATTGTGATATAGGATTCCACAGCAATTCTTCGGTGAGTACCTGATGTACTTGTCGAATGTTCTCTTTATTTCTTCATTGAGCACGAATGCATGTGTTTCTTTACTAATCTTCATATTGTTGATCAATATCAGATTATCTATGTCAATGTATCTCCAATGTTTAGTGAGGTTGAAAAAACGAGCCAAATCTTCAAAAGAAATTGCTGTAGCATACAGGGATAATACCATAAAATTTTAATCAAAAATTTTGTTTGTCTATAGAATTTATATCTAAAATATACCTTATTTATAATGAGCAACAACTGGGCAAAAGGAAATAGTTATGTCACTGAAGAAGAGTGGTTATTGTCTAACAAATTCGATGTATCACAACTTTGCCGTGGTATAAAAATCCTTATAGATAAATTAGAAACATTCAAAGAAGATCCTGTTTCTAAGTCTGAAATCAAATATTACATAAGTGAGATTCTTAAAGGGACATTGATTCTCGATAAGTTCTGCAATGCTTATCATGATGAGATCTTGTCTGAAGAAGTCATTGATCAATTAGAGAAGAAAGACATTGAACGGAACATGGACTTTATACTAGAGCATAGCGACAGTGAACTAAAAAAATTTTATATGGCAAAAGATGAAAACGAAAGAAAAATCTACGAAAAAGCAACTGAAAAAGTCGCATAACGAAGAATCATTTGAAGAGTTTATGACAAGATGCAAAAGAGTTTTAGATTCTTCTGATGAGATTCTTGCTAAAGCAAAAATAATATTATACGAAGATGAACGAAGATCAGATAGTGACTAATGAAGACTTTAAAGAATATGTACAAGCAGTGACTGAATCTATGGAAAAGTTCGGTGAAATTATATTACAATTGAGTAATCGTGTTAAGAACCTAGAATCAAAATTAAATACATTAGAAAGAGTAACTGGAAATATCGCGTTAAAATAAATTTGTGGATGTCACGAGAGTCGGATATATTCGTACTAGAAATCAGCAAACAATTATTAATTAATTAAAATATTTACACTATGAAAATTAAAAAAGTTTGTCCGTTCTGTGGCTCTGAAGAAATTACTTATGTTTCCCAAAAAGATGGTTTTGGTGTAGGCAAAGCAGTTGTTGGTGGTGCTTTACTTGGTCCTGTTGGCTTGCTTGCTGGAGGTATTGGTGCTAATCATACTGAAATGAAGTGTGGTTGCACTAAATGTGGCCAAGTATTTGACACACATCTTGTTATCACTAAGCAGATTCCTGAAACTCCTGAAGAAGAGTTTGTAGTTAAGAAGAAAGAAGAAGAAGCCAAAGAAAGGGGCAACAATACATTGGCTATTATGGGAATTGTAACAGGTCTTGTTATAATACTGGCAGTAGTAGCAATATGTGCTATTTAAAATAAAATAAATTTGCTGGAGTCAATCCTAATTACTATCTTTGTATCGTTGTTAAGAACTAGAGGATAGTTCATCTTTCATGAATAGAAAGAGAGAAGTTGTGAAATTTCTCTCTTTTTTATTTGTCTTTTTTACCATAATATCCGTATCCTTTTCTTTTTTCTTTCCTATTAATGCATATCCTGCATAGGAGATGATTTGTATACTAACTATATAAGCATATCATCTTACTACCTGTATCATCTCCTAGGTCATTTATTCATTGAATAGAGGTATCATATAGATCACCTGTAATACATGGGTACCTGTATGGCCACAAGCATTAAGCATAATGATGTACACACTCTCTTGTATGATGTGTGTAAGCATTAGTACTGCGGGTATAAGTTCGGGTTCGCATTTTTTCATAGGCCGGGGTACTTTTTTTCTACGAGTGATCTGTCTCCAAAT